ACAAAAGAGGATGAAACACGCGAAGCGTTCGAACAGGCATTTCTCGACCTGCCGGATGTTGATGACAACCTATTGGCACGCGGCGGCACCAGCTACGTTATTGGTGAGACAGAGTTCGCCTTTTACATGTTTAAGAAAGGAGCCGAATACCGTGAAGCCAGTGTATAAGACAACACCCTACAGCGGCCACCAGGTGGCGCGTCGGCCTGTGAACGTTAAGAGGCTGAACAAGACTATAGACAGCGTGGCATGCACCTTCCTGGGCGGCTTGTGCGCACAGCCCTTCACTGCCCTGTTTGCATGGGAGCGTTTCCTGGGTCCCCTCGAGTTCTCGAGATTCATCGAGATTGGCATGGGCTACGGTAACACCAGCATGTTCTTCCTTATGCACTGCATTAATAAGGGTGCTGAGTATGTGGGGTATGAGAAGGGCAAATCAGCGGGCAAGGGTAACAGTGCGATAAAGCGATTGCTTAACCTGGCAGCACACCGGCGCACACAGAACTTTTATAACCCGTCTGTAATGAAATCCATCCGGCATATGCTGCAACAGCCCGGTGTTAGCATCATATTCTGTGACGGCATAGATAAGCCCTACGAGTTCGAGCAGTTCGCTATGGCGCTTAAGCCAGGTGATTACATAGCGGTGCATGACTGGGGACGGGCAAGCTTTCAGGAGTGGCTACAGGAGGCGATTGACGATAATGGTTTGGTGCCCGTGGAACCGGATAGGTGGGATTACCTCAAGAGTATTACCAGGGTGTGGCGGTGCGACCGGCCTGCTATAGCAGACGGGAAATTCTATGCTGCCGTATTACCAGGGCACGGCAGATGAGTGAGAACTACCGCCTGGTGACCAAGTCAGCCCATGCCAGGAACCGCAGGGTTAGAGCGCAGGCCCGCAGGGTTATGGAGAACAAGCTGACGAAGCAGTATGGCAACACACCAGCTGCACGGCGCCGGGCACAGGCTTTCATGAGGGGTAAGGATGTGCACAAGACCAAAACAGGCACCCGGCTGGTGGCACACGCAGCCCATGGCAAGAAGCATGGCCGTGGGCACCGTGGTAAGCCTGGTGTGTACCGTAACAAATAGGAGGGATGATGTTTAAGATGTTGAGAACAAACATAGGGAAGGTACTGGATGGCCTGGGGTTCTATAGCCTGTGTACGTATTGCGATGACCCCATATACACCTTTCAGACACAGAAGAAGCACATGCATGAGGGGTGTGCGCAGCTAAAGGAAGAGGAGGCGACGACATGAAGTGTCATATATGTGGTAAAGCGTGTGGCAGGGTATATCTAAAGCTGCCAAAGGGAAAGACAACAGGCCCGCTATGTCCTGACTGTATGGACAGGCTGACGGCCTAACGAACAGCGGGCGCCATTGCCTGTTGCCGGACAGGCGCGGGCACCACACCTCCTTAATGGTTAAATCACATCAGCCTACCCGAGGCTGGTGGAAGGGGTGGAACCGTTTATGGCGCCCGTGACTACTCAGAGAACTCTGGAAAGGATAGCAGAGTTTTCAGAGGGTTCAGAGAGCATGGGTGTTTTGGCCGGGTTTTGGCAGGGCACTCAGGCTACTCTGGAAAGGTTAGTAGAGTGGCGTGAGTAACCAGAGTGATTTCCTATTTGGGCCTGTTTTAGGCGCCCCACTCTTATCATTCTGGTTACTCTGGTGGAGAAGGTAGACATTCTGGAGAAGGTGTGTGAAAGCGGCTGTTTTGGGCCTGCCTTCCAGGGCTTCTCCAGATGATAGCAGAGTGAACAGATGAAGCAGAGGAAGGTGGGATGATTACTGTTAAGCCATTGGGCGGGAGCCATGCAGCGTGCGCCATTGCCAGTAACCGGGTAAGCGGAGCAGGTATTGCAGGTGGAGCCGTAAGACGACACGGCGGCGCAGTTCAGCGGACCGGACCGGTACGGACACAGGTGCCCGACGAACATAGTGGCAAAGGTTGTAAGGTAGGTGTGGGATGAGACAGAACGTGCGAAGTGAATTCGTATGGGAAAAATCAAGGGTGGCCTCCTTGTTTTATGGGCGGCATGTTCTTCAGCAATGCAAGAAGACGCATGTACAGCGACCAATGCCGCTTTGCCACCCAACACACCGTTTCCGCTCAATGGCTTAGCAGTAATCAAAGGTAAGGGATATGGTACAGACACAGCTGTTACGCATAGCCGAAGAAAGCGAGATGGGGGAACTGACCCGCAGGTGGGGACCCTTACGACCACATGCCACACAGGAGCGGCTTGTGCGCAGCTCTGCCCGGTTTAACGTGGTGCCTGCCGGGCGCCGTAGTGGTAAGACCGAGATTGTGGGTAAGCGTAAGCTGGTGATGGCTGCATTGAATGCACACCGCAAGGACCTGCCCTACTTTTATCGCGAGTGGCCTGATCCGAGGTTTTTCGCAGCTGCGCCCACCAGGGACCAGGTTAAGCGTATATATTGGGAAGATCTGAAGGCCCTGATACCTACCCGGTACGTGGTGGGCAAACCCAATGAAAGCCAATTGATGATACCGATTGTGAATGGGGCGCAGATATGGTGCCTGGGTATGGATAAGCCGGAGCGGGCTGAGGGTGTGCCCTGGGATGGTGGCGTGCTGGACGAATACGGCAATATGAAGAAGGATGTTTGGCCTAACCATGTGCGGGCGTCGCTGTCAGACCGCCGTGGCTGGTGCGACTTCATTGGAGTACCTGAAGGCCGCAATCACTATTATGACCTGGCAAAGAGCGCACAGGCCCGGTGTGAGCATGCCCTGAAGCAGGGTAAGCAGCCCGAGTGGGATTATTTCCATTGGATTAGCGCCGACATATTACCCGCTGACGAGATAGCGGCTGCGCGGGAAGATCTCGACGAGCTGACGTACCAGCAAGAATACGAGGCTTCCTTTGTGAACTTTACCGGGCGGGCCTATTGGGCCTTCACGGAGGACAATAATGTGGGACGCCTGGAGTATAACCCTGGGCTACGGCTGGACTTCTGCTTCGACTTCAATGTGGACCCCGGTGTCGCTATGGTGGTGCAGGAGCAATGGCTACCGCAGAAGGTAAGTGGCAAGGAGCCTGAATGGGGTGATGGTGTTGTTGGCGAGGTGTATATACCACGCGGCAGCAATACTATAAGGGTGGCTGACAAGCTGATTGCGGATTGGGGAGAACATGAGAGTTCAATCTATTGCTATGGTGACTTCACAGGTGGTGCCCGTGGCAGTGCTTCGGTGCTGGGTAGTGATTGGGAGCTGATTAAGGGTAAGCTGTGGAACCACTTTGGGCGCGACCGGGTGTTCTTTCGCATTAGGCCAAACCCACGGGAGCGGGACAGGTTGAACAGTGTGAACAGCAGGTGCCTGAGCCTCAGTAAGAAGATCCGCTTGGTGGTGGACCCCAGCAGGGCGCCGCATACGGTAAAGGACTTTGAGGGTGTTACGTTGATTGAGGGTGGCACAGGCGAGATCGACAAGAAAACTGCGCCGGAGCTTACCCATCTTACTGATGCCTATGGCTACCGGGTATGGTACGAGTACCCTGTGAAAAGGAAGTATGAAACAACAGGACAGCGGTATATACGGTAAAGGGAGATGAGCGACAATGGATTATGGCAAGGAATTGATAATGGATTTACACCATTGCGATGTTAGCCAGTTTACACGCAAGGCCCTAAAGGCGTATTTCATGGACCTGTGTGAATTGATTGATATGGAGCGGTGCAAGTTAACATGGTGGGATGACCGGTATACGCTGCCGTGGAACAAACAAACGGCACCGCATACGACAGGCACATCCGCTGTGCAGTTCATTATTACCAGCAATATCACTGCCCACACTCTGGATCTAATGAAACGCATATATATTAATGTGTTCTCATGTAAGGAGTTTGACGACAAGCTGGTGCAGCTGTTTACGCAGGAGCGCTTTAGTGGCAGCATAGTGCAGGCGCTTGTGGTAAGGAGGATATGAATGCATTTATTGAAACCCTTTACCGGCACCGGTGCTGTGTTTTTCCCTGCGGGAGGCCCTGAATGAACGTGGTGATGATTATACCGACAGGCATAGGCTGTGAAGTAGGTGGGCACGCAGGTGACGCCACTCCGGCTGCTAAGCTGTTGGCAGCTACATGCGACAACCTGGTGGTTCACCCGAACGTGGTAAACGCTTCCGACATAATGGAGGGTACTGAGAATATGTGGTATGTGGAGGGCAGCGTTCTTGACCGTTTCCTTGAAGGGCAGGTGGCTTTGGAAGAGGTCTACAGCAACAGGATGCTGCTCGTGGCTAACAGCCCGCTCAAGAATGAGACGGTTAACAGCGTAAACGCTGCCAGGTACACGATAGGCGCTGATATTACTCTCATGGAGCTTACCACCCCTTTGACATTGAAAGGGCTGTTTGGGCCTGACGGCAAGGCCACAGGCATAATGACAGGGGAGCGGGAAGCATTTGAGCAAATAAGCATAGAGATGAAGACAAACCCCTTCGATGTGCTGGCAATACAGACTGTTGTTGATGTGGGTAAGGCACCCGCTGAACATTACCTACGGCATGGCGGCGTTAACCCGTGGGGTGGTGCTGAGGCTGTGTGCAGCAGGTACTTTTCCAGGGAGCTGGGTATACAGTGCGCCCACGCACCTGTTGAAAGTGGTGTGCTGAAGACGTTCAGTGAAATAGTGGACCCACGTTTGGCTGCTGAGGTGGTGTCGATATCTTACCTGCACTGTGTGCTTAAGGGGTTGCACCGGGCGCCGAAAGTGGTGGACTATAACAGTTTATCGAAAGCCGTGCTGCGTGTTGATGATATTGATATGCTTATAAGCCCTGATGGGTGCTGGGGTAGGCCGCATGAGGCGTGTGCCAATTGGGACATCCCTATTATGTTCGTCAAGGAGAATAGGAATATTTATAACGGCTTCGATGTTGTGCCGCGTAATTGTTTCATGGTTGATAACTATATGGAGGCTGCGGGCATTGTGGCCGGGCGGAAAGCAGGGGTATCGGAGATGTCTGTACGGAGGGTTCAAAGTAAGTGATGCAGAGGAGGGCAGTATGGAAATGGCAAGAGAAGTAATACCAGGGCTGCACGGTGAAAAGGGAAGGAAGAACTACCCACACAAGGGTGGCAAGCGTAAGCGTAAGGGACTCAGTAAGGCGAAAGGCTTTGCCGTCCTACGCAAGATGACGTCAAGTGGTAGGGCACGAGATGGGAAATTAACGTGGTAATAGTGGGGTCTCGCTGAAACAGGCCGCGTGAGCGCCACGACGTCGGTACTTCGGAGGCTACAGCATATGACAGCATGGGGGGAGAAATGGCGTTACCTAAAGGCAAGACACTTAAGCCCTACCAAAGACTGAGGCCGGGCAAGAGCAGGAAAACGGTGCCGGTGAAGCGGCACAAGCGATTAAGGAATATACTGATAAGGAGAAAGAACAAGATTGTATTACGAATGGGACAATGGAGCAGTTCAAGTGACCGGTATTTTATCTGGGAGCGTCTTTACTTTCGCGGGTTCAGGTGGTCCCCATTTTGCCGTGTTCGCCTGCGGTATTATCGCACGGCAAGGGACGGAGCGTAACACTAAGGTGAATAAGCGTAAGAAAAGGAGGGTGAAACGTAACAGAATCACCCGGAAGCGTAATAATGGGCATGTGGCGGTATCGAGGAATTTAGGCGTAACACATCCAGGACTTACAGGAAGCAAGGCTTTTAAGCCTGCGCAGAGAGGTGTACAGGCGTTCCTCGACCGCAACATGCTTGCCAGGTTCATGAGATATATTGAGCATAGGGACAGGATATGAAGGGAGGTGTGGCATATGGCTACCAAGCTGAAGCCGAAACGGATCAAAGCAGCCAGGGACAGAGTTCGGAAACTGGGTGTGCTGCCGCGCAGCGTGCAGGTGAAGCAGTAATGGGTATCAATACAGAGATATATGATCTGATGAAGCCGTACCTGGACACCCGCCCGACCCTGGTGCTTATGGGCGAGCAGTTTATGCGCAGGGGTATGCTAAAGCGTTTTCGAGGTGCGCATAAGATTGCCACCCGTTTCATAAGGGCTGCGCATGGTTGCTCTGTGACCAGTATTGATCTGAATAGCAACCACGGCGCCGTCCGTTATGACCTGGGCAAGCCCATGCCGGATTCGTGGGAGGGTGTGTTCACTATGCTGTACAATGGCGGTACCGCAGAGCATGTGGGTAGTCAGTGGGAGTTCTTTCGTAACTGCCACGTCCTTATGAAGAATGGGAGTATAATGGTGCACGTGGTGCCGCTGACAGGCTCCTGGGCAGGCCATAGCCCGTGGCTGTACACCAGGGCCTTCCTCCCACAGCTCGCGCAGCGTAACGGGTATCAGGTTGTCGACGAGTTGTTTTTCAGCCGTGGCATTAATGAAGCCATGTGCATGGTGTTCCGGCATGACGGCCTCCTATATAACGGTATACCTTACGATCAGGTGAAGCATGCCTAATGCGGATATCATAGACCTAACAGATATCATATATGACAGGGCTAATGGACCCTTTACCGTTGTGGTGGATACCCTGGTGACAGGGGATGTGTGTGTGGTACCAAACACCGTGCTACTGAATTGGGCTGATGGCACTGTGCCCATATTGCCAGAACACCACGCTACCATTCGGCCACTGCTGGAAATGTTGGCGTGGTATATAAGGAATGACTATTATGACCGAGAGTAAGCAGAGGAAAGAGAGGAGAACTAATAGGGTGCTGGGCACGGCGGAGGCCATATTTCACCCGGTATACCACAGGGAGTGTAACCCTGGGTTCTCAGAGTATTTTGCAGGATTGCTCAAGGCCCGACGGTATCCTTGTTATACTATCGGCATGGCGCTGTGGTGCCCGTCCTGCGCCTTATTGGGCCTGTGGCTGTTGGTACGAGGGAAGGCTGTAATTGTATAAGCACACAGAAATGTCCATACAGTTCGCCTTACAGCGTGAGCTTGACCGCCGTGGGCACCGGTTCATTCTTCCTAATGTGCTGGTGGACTGGGGTGAGGCAGATATGCTTAGTATCACGCAGGCCGGGTATATGCATGAGTGGGAGATTAAGGTTCGACGAGATGACTTTTATGCCGACTTCAAAAAGAATAAACATATGTGGCTGGAAGGGCCTATGGCGCAGGAGCCTGGTGGCCGGTGTACAGCGTCAAGCCTGTGGTATGTTATGCCTGAAGGGCTCGTCCCACAGCTCGATGTACCAGATTATGCGGGACTTGTTTTCATGATAGGCCGCTATGGGGTGTCCATAATGCGTAACGCTCCTAAGCTGCATCAACGAAAGGTAGGAGAGTATCAAATGAGCTGGCTGTTGCGCATAGCAGCTATAAAATTGTGGAGCGTGAAGAGGGAGCTTAGGAATGCGAAGTCAGATTAAGCGTAGTAAAGATGAGCGGCATATGGTGAGTAAGCTGCGCCTGCCCAGTGGGTACTCGAGGCACTACTGGTTCGCATACCTGTGGGACAATGACCAGGCGCTCCTTGACAATACCGTGGATATGGGACCAGGTATGGCAGCATGCTGTATCCCGGCAAAGTGGGTGACCGATTTCAAGACAGGGCAGAATGAGGTTAATCCATTGATGGGTGAGCTGCATTTCATTGTAGATAAGTGGAGTATGCTGGTGGTGGCACATGAAATACAGCATGCCATTATTCACCGCATGCGGGTAATTATTCCCTTTGCCTGGGAGGTTATGGCGCAGGACGAAATCTCGAGCGGCGGTTACAAGGGTGTCGACAGTTATGAAGAACTGGTATGCCACGAGGCTGGCAAGTGGGTGAATGATGTCTATGTTTGGCTGTGGGGTAAGAACCCACATGGTAAGCTTGAAGGGTACTACAGCCATATCAATACAAAGGTGATGTGATGGTACGGAAAGAGGGAGGGGAAAAATGGTAGTAAGGCGACAAACATTACCACGGAGCAGGATGGCGGGTTCTGGCTATAGGCAAAAGAAGGGTCCTGCGCATGGTTCCCGTAGACGTGCCAGGCGATTTCTGACAACGACCACAACCACAACCACAACCACAACCACGACCACATCATAGAAGGGGAAACCTATGCACAGAGAAGAAGCAATAACAATGGCACGCACCGTGGCGCTAAGCCATCTGAATACACCATACCTATGGGGTGGAGATGATCCCATGGCAGGCTTCGACTGCTCAGGGTTTTGCATTGAGGTCTTGAAAAGCGTGGGCCTGTTGCCACGCAAAGGCGACTGGACAGCCCATGGATTATGGCATATATTCAAGACCGTATATACTGCGACTGATAGTGGTCATGGTGATTCCCATAGCAGCGAGCGCCCTGTGGAAGAGATGGAAGAAGGGTGCCTGGTGTTTTGGCATAGCAAGCACGACAGCGACCGTATTGTGCATGTGGAGTATGCGCTTAATAAGCGGCTTACTATTGGTGCCAGTGGTGGCGGCAGCGCTAATGTGGACCTCGACACGGCTATACAAAGGAATGCCTATGTTAAAATCCGTCCAGTGAGACCCACCTATATACATGGGCTGTTGTACCCATTTGACAACATACCACTGGAGAACGAGAACACAGACTGAGGAAGGGGGAACCATGGCGGCACGCGACAGAAAGAAAATGACGGTTAACGACCTGGAATCCGTGAACGGGCTGTACGACAGAAAGTTCTGGAATTTTCTGCTTGCCAGCTACGAGGGCATCAAGGCCCTGATCGATGGTGGGTGGGTGCTAAACAGGCACGAGAGGGAGAGTAAGGACAACTATGACCGCAGGGTGGAGGAGGCGTATGGCCTGGGGTACAGCGGCAGCGTTATCGACCTGTTCAATTTCTACCTGTTCAAAGGTAACGTCAAGCGGGAGATGGGGACCCTGGCTAAGGACCCCCAGTGGGAAATGTTCGAGAAGGACTGCAACCTGTATGGTGATAATTTCTTGGTGTGGCTACTGGAAAGCCAAAGGTGGGCAGGCGTTATGGGGCATGTGGGTATACTGGTGGACAAAAGCTCGACTGATCTGAACACACCTGCGGCTGAGATCGCTGCACAGGTATACCCTTACGTGGCACGGTACTTTCCCCAAAACATCCTTGACTGGGAGTATGAAAGGGACGAGCATAACAGGCCGGTACTTTCATATGTAAAGGTGCGGGACGACGACATGCGGTACCGCCTGTGGACGCGAGAGTGGTGGGCGACCTATACTATACCGGATGACATTGCTGCTGGGTCTGCGCACACCGCTGAGGATGTGGATACCGGGCAGGTACGTGGTGGCAGCGCCGGTTCAAATGAAGAGGACAAGCCCACTATTGATAGCGAGGCCGATGGCGACAATCCCCTGGGCGAAGTGCCCTTCCTGTGGCTGTATAACATTAAGAGCAAGACCAGGCCCATAGGTATCAGTGACATCAAGGACGTGGCGTATATCGACGGCAGCATTATCCGCAACCTAAGCGGCGGCGAGGAAGTTCTTAGCTACGGCGCCTTCCCTATGATGCGGAAACCTATGCAGGAAGCGGGCGCAGGCCCGCAAAGCAAGGGTGCTGATGACGAGGCCGGTCCTTCTGCCATACTGGAATTCGATCCGGAAAAGGGCGAGGAGGGGAAACCCGATTGGCTGGAATCCAAAGTGACCGAGCCCGTTGACGCCATCCTTAAATGGATACAGCTTAAGGTATCGGAGATATACCGCACTACCAATATCGGCGGCATGGCTGCGACAGAGATACAGGAGGCGCCCAGAAGTGGCACAGCCCTGAAGGCTGAGTTCCAGCTGCTTAATGGTAAGCTGGTGAGCAAGGGTAACAATGTGGAGGAGACGGAGCTTGCTCTTAAGCGCCTGTGGTGCAAGTGGCAGCGCAAGGAGGCCATCATAGATGATATTCATGTGGAATGGCCGGAAACCTACGATGTTGCAAACCTTGCGGAGGACCTGGCTAATGCCCTGACTGCTAAGACTGTGGTGAACAGCCAGACATTTATAGTCGAGGTGCAGAAAACCATTGCCCGTGGCATGCTGCCTAATGCTGATAATAAGCTGCTCAGCACTATTGATAAGGAAATCGAGGAAGAGACGAAGAAGAAGGAGGAAGCAGGACCACCAATAGTGCCAGGTGTGCCACCAGGCGGTGACCTGGTGCCGCTACCTGCGCCGGGTGCTATAGGGCAACCACCTGGGCAAACGGGAACGGGAGGAGATACGTAATGGGTGAATACCATGAGAAGCCGTATAAGGATGAGGATGGGAATTGGGTTGTGCCCATTAACGACAGGGATAATAAGTTCATATTTGGGCGGATTGATCAGTTCATGTCCCATGCCCGTGGTGCGCAACAGAACCAGCTAAACACAGCACTTAAGGCGAGGGATAAGAACCTACAGAGAGGAGGTAACCGTGGTACGATTGTCAGTAGAAGAAAAAGGGTGGCGGGCGGAAGAGGATGCTCGCACCCTGGCTGAAGCCCGTGTAATTGTGAAGGACGCGGAAAGACTAACCGCAGCAAGGGCAGCGGCTCAGCGTATGGCGGATGCGCAGGCGGAGAAGGCTAAGGCCCTGCGTACCGTAGCCAACAGCAAGGGTCTGCCGAAGCCCGAGGGTACTGGTAGTACCACAGGCCGAGATACAGACACAGGCCAAGACAAGGCCATCTCGCAAAACATTCACAACGTATTCGCGAAGCTAAGATGAGGAAAACATGGATGAGAAGGAAATACGTAAGGACCGGTATGGCAGCATGGTTGTGCCTGCCACGGAGAAGCCAATCAAGGCCACCCCTAACACCAGCATCCCAGTGACCCCTGTCACAGCTGCGAACTCACCGAAGGCCGTGGCAACACCACCCGTGGGTGGCCGGGCTGATATCAATTGGAGGCAGCATAGGGAGGCCACCAGGGCGGAAGTGGAAAAGCAGATGGATGAAATGACAGGTGATCCGGCGCCCGCAGGGGGAGGCAAGGGCGGCAACTATACAGTCTTCGAAAGGCTCGATAAACGTGAGCAATCCTAAGCAAGTACTCAAAACAGCAGAGGCTATGTCCGCCACGCTCGGAAGTGCTGTGAGCAATGCACAGGCGCAGCTTAAGCTCAGCCTTAAGAATCTGGAAGGCCGGATTATGGCTGATATGGCTACGCTGAAAACAAGTGCCGCAGGGACCCTGATTGGACCACGGGTGAACCTTAAGCAGGCACAAGCGCTGCACAATAAGCTCGCGACGCAGTTCGAGGAGGCCTACGGTGCCGGTGTGCGCCGGGCAGTGAAGGGCTTCAATACCGTGGCCGACGAGATTGTGGCGTCATGGCCGGATCTGAATGAGGCCATTCAGTTCACAGGGGTAGACAAGACCATGATGGATACCCTGGCTAAGCAGGCCGTGGCGGAGTTTGAGAGGTTCGGCGCCGCAGCACAGGAGGAGATTGCATCGGCCATGTATGACCAGGTGGTGGCACGGGCACCCTTTAGCGACCTGGTGGCTAAGATGGGCGCCATATTGGGCACAGGGGTGGACGCTACCGGCAGGAGTATGGGACGGTATGCGGATCTGTGGGCAAACGACGCCATCATGAACTTTCATCAATCGGTAACCCTCAAGAAGGCAGCAGATGCCGGGCTTACCACCTTCCTGTATTACGGTAATGTGATACAAACCAGTCGGCAGTTCTGTATTGACCGTGCAGGCAAGGTGTATAGCAGGAAGCAGATTGACAGCTGGAACGCGACGTCATGGCAGGGCAAGAGCGGACCACCCCTTATGTACCGTGGGGGATGGAACTGCCGACACCATTGGCACCCTATTAAGGAGGAGTGGATACCCGATGGCAGCATTCAGCCAGGAGACTTCTTCGCGGAAAAGGGTATTGCCGTGGTACGTGGTAACACGATACCGGCATGGCCTGGTGGCGG